GTTATGCCCCTTCCTGCGGCTCCACGCCAAGCAGCGCCAAAGCTGCTGCCATATCTTCCGCTTCGCTCGGCTGCGGCTCCAAAACGGCTTCATAACTGAAAACCAACCGCGGCGCTTCGCCGGATACATCAACGGAAACGTTCACAATGCGCGGGCTGCCGTCTGCGTCGGTGGGTGAAAACGCCGTTTCAATTTCGGGGTCTGGTTCCGTCCATTCCATACAGGCACAACCAGTAAGGCCCCTGATTTCTGCATCCTTCTCCTGCGCGAACGGCGCTATATTCCCATCCATGGAATATCCGCAAAGCACTTCGCCTGTATTGCCGTTATAAAAAATGCGTCGAATAAACATTGTTTCCTCCTAGCCCAAGATGATGTATTTGTAATCAAAACCAACCCATGAAAAATCACTGTTCGCCTGTCGTGTAATCGTAAGGGTTCCATTTGAATAAACCGCACCATACAGCCCAATTTGTGGGATGTTTTTGGCAAGACTTAGCCAACCGCCAGTATTCGACGACCAATCATAGTAGGTGCCATATGCACACCCTATGCCGCCGTATTGCGCACGCATTGCGATATCGTATGGTTCCCGTGTGATAACAATGGCGTATGCTTTCGGCTTGAACGGAATCCCGGTTATAACCAAATTGGGGCTGTTTGTGCCGCGAATGGTACCAACTATTTTTCTATCAGAACCAGCGCCGACGTTCGTAATGCCTATCATTTGATCACCCCAATATCACGTAACTTGTTGGCCTATGAAATGCGGGGCTTGCTGGCACCGTAAATACCCCGTTGGAATATGTCGCATTGATAAACCCATCGCCTTCGTTCAAGTCAAAATAATAATTTCCGTTGCCCCCGGTATCCTCGCCCGCCGTATAGCGAACCCGAACCAATCCGCGTTCCTCCATCACGGTTCCGCATTCCTCCGCGCCAGTATACGTATAATACCCGCCTACCCAATAGAACTTCGGTTCAAATGGAATGCCTGTAATAACTACACTTCCGACGCTATACCCGTAGTTAAGCGTTCCTTCAATTCTACGCAGTTTTCCGCCGCCCCCGACGTTCACCATTCCCACCAGCATATCAATCACCCCCATGCCACGATCGTCGGGATCGTTATCGCCGCAGTCGGCACGGCCTTTGCATATAAATAAATGCCGCCGTCGTAGGACAGGCACACCGGTGCAAGATTGCCGCCCAGGGCGTCATCCGGCGCCGGTGCAACCTGCACAAAGTGCGCCGCAGTCACGCCTGCGCATGGCACTGCCGCCCGATACGGGAAATCCGTATAAGTGCTGTCCGATAACCATGCAGATGTAGCGATCGATTTATTTGTGAATGTCAGCCGGGCTGCCTGCGCGCCGATCCCCATTCTGGCAGCTGCGGCCGTCGTTCCGCCCGTGCCGCCTGCCGCAACGGGCAGCGTACCCGCCTGCAGTTTTCCCGCAGTGCCTGTATACACTGCCTTGGACGGGTTTGTGCCGATTTTGCCGTCGTTGGTTATATTGCCGTGGGTATGATTTTCCAATGCCGCACCGACTTGTTGGGCGGAAACATCGTGCGGATTATCTGTGTCATCAACGTGTGCGGCGAACTCCTCCGGAGTTACGGCCGTTCCGGTCGATACTGTTGCTGTGACAACCGTTCCGTTGGTTATGGATATGATTACATTAATCGTCTTCTCGACGATTTCGGCACCGCCTGTTGTCGGCAGATACTGAGCGTCATTGCCAGCATTGGCATATCCATATAGGATTTCCGCGCTGCTGTTATCGGGATCAGTAGCGAAAAGCCCGATCTCACGCAGATAGTAGCCGCCAACGGCATTACCGGGTCGTTTGGTGCCCACCGTTACCGTATTGTCACCATTTACGCGCAGCCGCGTTATGGGCTGCGTATCCTTTTGGTTTATCAGCGCGGTGCGTTCGATTTCTAAGCTGCCATTTAACTGCCCATCTCCGAATGCGAACTTGCTGAAATTCAAAGATTTGCCGCTGGCCTGTACCTTCGATAAGGCAAGCCGTCCGGCGGTCGTCAAATATAGTCCACCCGAAAAGCTCATTTTTTAGTTCACCTGCCTTATGGTTAAAGTCTCGACATCATGCAAGATCAGGCCGATAGATAGCGACTGATAAATCGGTTGCTGCAGCTCCAGAACTAGGGCAATCCCCGCTGCGGCAGTTTGTTGCAGCAGGCCGCAGGCCGTATCCTGCCGGTCGAAAAACTCCGTGGGGACGTCCAGGTCATCCACCGTGAGCGTGACCGCCGCCGTCCCCTCAGAGAGCATAACGGCCGATTCGTCCACGCCAATCAGCGCCGCAGCAGCCCGGATCAGCGTATCGGCGTCACCGCCGGAATAGGCAGCAAGCATTTTTGTAATAATCATCAGACGATAGGTAGCATCATCCATACCTACACGCGACACGCCATAGGTATCTCCAACGCGATCCAGCACAACGCCTGCGGCTGTGTTCAGATTGCGCCATTCCCGCACATCGCGCAGCGCAGCATCTATTACATCAATGCCGTCCGCAAAAATCCCCATAAGTTTGCCGATGTTTCCACTCGGATTTCGGTTGTATGCGCTGGTTAACATGCTTAACATGCGTTCATGCAACGTCACGACGCAAACACCACCTTGTTTCCATCTGTAGATGCGGTTTGCCGCGAGGATACAGGCACATTGCTAGTGCCGTAAGTCATTCCGTCGCCGCTTATGGCCAGCGTATAGTCTACGACGCCGCCCACTTGATTGATCTGTTCGATCAATCGCGTATAGTACACGCTGACGCCGACGCCCAGCGCGGAAACGTACGCAATCAGCGCTGCCTGAATGCGCGCCTGCACATCACTTGCTACATACCCGGCTGCGACCTGCAGATTGCTGATTCGCATCCATACATTGACTGTAGTTGGGCGTGAAAATTTGACGATCTGATTGTTGCCGGATGCGTCAACAATCGTTACGCTGGTACCACCATAAGTCTGGATACCAGCGGCCTTGCGCGCCCATATTGCTGCTGCGATCGCCAAGTCCTGCCCGCCGTATACGACGGCTTCCACGCTGTGTGGAGGCAATCCGGCTGCGTTCGTGCTGGCTGTGTTGTTTTCGTGTACTGCAGCGTGTTGTACACCAACCACAGTCATGATTTCTTCACGGATCGCGTCCGTGTTGGCACCGCTTGCGCGCTTCACGCTACGGTAATATCGGGCGCGGAATTCTCCCTCAGTTTCCCGGTTCCGGCCGCCAGCGAAGGCAGCCGCGTTGGTTACGGTATCCACATCCGCAATGGGCGTGACAATGGTCGTAATCGTTGCAGCGGCTGCATTGCCGTCCGGCCCCACTTCATATGCCTGCGCCGATACAGTTACCTGCCCGTCCGCGTCAATCGTGGCATCAGCCAGTGTGACAAAACGTGCTTTGTTGGTCGCGGCTACGATCAGTCCCTTGGGTATTACTGTACCGGCAGACCCGGTGAATGTAAGTTCTCCGACCGCTTTGGCGGCGCTGTACGGTCGGATGCCTATGATCGCGCCAATGCGCGCAAGCGATATGCCGGTCGCAGTATCAACAAATCCCGAGTTGTAAACATCCTCCGCGAGCTGCCAAAGCAGCCCGGAAAACCACGCGTAGATTCGGAGCATCAAGCCCAGGATGCTGCGTACCGAAAGATTGATATCGCTGCCGAACTTGGCTTTTGCCTGCTGCTCATACGCATCTAAAAGCTCCGCATAGCTCGGCCTGCGGAATCCCGCTGCCGAAAGTCCCCAGTCATCCATCGCTGTTTACCTCCCCGGATATTACGCTACCGTCCGCAAGCTGCGCCGTGAACCGCACTGACACCACGCGGTCGCCGCGCGTGATGTCCAGCGTGTTGATTCGTTTTACGGTTGGCTCCTGGTAAATCGCTGCCGATATGATCTCCCTGATTTCCGTATCTGTTGCGCTGTCATCTGAAACGATGCGCGGATAGTCCGTGCCATGCCGGGTATCCAGATCCCAGTCTCCCAGCCAGGCCTGCAGTGTTACGCGCACAGCCTGCGCGATGTCTGCAGCGCCATCCACAGTCAAAATGTCGCCATCCGCAATCACAAGATCGCGCGTGTCGGCATCTACGTATAAGTTGTTCATTGTGGGCCTCCCGTTTCGCCGCCTTCAGCAGGTGCGGCATGGGTATGGCTGCCCATATCCACACCGTTCAATTTCAGCGCGCCGCTGATCTCTACACCATCTGGCTTTATAGCAATGTAAGTACTGCCCGCAGCCAGTACCAGCGCGCCAGATGGCAGGCCGGACGGCGCTTTGCCGCCCTTTGCGATTCCACCGATGAACACGGCGTCGCTAATGTCATGATTCCGGCTGGTTGCCGGTTCCGCAATTTCCCCATCCAGCGCGGTATCGATGTCCTTGTCGCAGATCACGATCAGTCCGACATCGCCCTTTTTGTACCATGGACGGATCGTAAAATCACCCATGGAAAGCGCGGCCACCGGCACGCCGGTAAGCTGCGGCTGGTTCGCCATAACGCCGTCTATGTTGGCTTGCACCAGCGGCTGTGCGTCGATTGTCATGGTTTGTGCATCAAAGCGCACGACTTTTACCAGCTCCGCGACCCGCAGATTTCCCGCCAGCTTTTCTTCGCGTGCAGACTTATTGTCCCGGTTGCTCATGCTGGGATCACCTCCATAATCGTTTTCCAGTCGCCGCTACGGTCGCCTTTGTGTGTGACTTTTTTGACCATATAGTTGCCGGAGGTGGACGAATCCTGTATTACGATCACATCGCCGACACCGATATGGTAGTTCAGAAGACATTCATGCTTCTCATTACCTTCAGCTTCCGCTTGTTGGGCGCGGGTCTTCTTGGTTGCTTTTGCGGTGGTATTCACCGTTTGGCTTTCGGATTTGCTGGATGATTTAAGCAGCCCCGTTTGCGGGGTAAGCAGATAACCGGTCGTCACGCCCATATCGGGCGGGGCGATCACAATCTGGCCCGTGCGCAGAATTAGACGCGATTTGCAGTCCGTGCATACTAGTGTGGTCAGCACATCCTTTAGCTTTCCGGTGCAGACCTTCCCGCGCTTATAGGTCGGATTTTGAGCCAGTAAGCACAGCCCGACCTCCACGCCAAAGAGGGCGAGCAGGTCACCAAGTATTGTTTGCGCATCAATCGGCCCTTTGTAGCTTTTATTTACATGTGCGCCAAGCCACTGCTGCAGGCTGTCCGCCGCCGTGATTTTAGTCACAACGTCAAGGTCGCCTTCTTCGTGACTGAAGGATGCCACTGAACCCACAAAAACGGAACCCACATCCCCTTGATACCCGGCATTCACGATAACAGGAACGCCCTTCGCAATGGCTGCACGTGTAGATGGAGCCAGGTTGTAGACCTCCAGTTTGCAGATCGGTACACCCGCGTCATCCTCAGACACTACCTCAAAGCCAAATCGCAAGTCGTCCAGCAGATAGCGGCTGCTACCGATCTGCAGCGTGGCTTGCCGTCTCCAGAAGCGCATGTCAGTCCCCCCGATCCACCAGCCAGAGCTTGACTGTCTGGCCAAAGTTGCCATATGTAATCGTGTCGATTCGATCGCCGTCCGCAGCGGCCGGGATGATCAAGGGAAGGGGATAGCGTTCATCTGAAAACTGTTCAAACAGGGGCTTGCCATATCGGATGCTCTCTCCATAGCACAGCACCTCGTTATCAGGCACCGGAACGGATAAGTCCACCGTGAAGAAGTCGCCTGTTTCATTGTATTTGAAGGCCATACGATAGGTCTTATCCGTCAACTTGATTTCCATGGTACATGGCACCATATCTCCGGTGATGGGGATATATGCCCGCGCCACCGCATCTGTCATGATCCGCATATCAGTACCCCCTATAAGTAGGATTCGACCGAGCGGATGTGATACCCCCATTTTTAGGCTGCGGGTCGTTAAAGCTCGACACATAGTCCGCATACCCGCTCGATGCGGTGACCAGCCCGATATTTTCCTCAGCCTTCGCACTCTTTTCGGTGCCTTTAGAGCGAGTCGCGGCACGATCCGATCCGGACATCGCAAACGCCATGACCGGCGCATATGCCGCACCGGTCAAACGCATCTGTTGCAAGGTCAGCTTGAATGTAAAACCGCCTATGCCCGCCGCTTTGCTACGCCCTATAGACAAGGATGTAATCAGCATATCGTTATACACATCCTCACCCCGATAGGTGAGTAAGTCCCGGTTTTGGCACATTGCAATCAACGTTGCCCGCTCACCGCCTATGGGAGACGTGATGGCACCTGATACAGATACTTTGACTGGGTCGGCTACTGCGTGATCGTCGATCGCGCCGCCTTCAATGGGATTGCTGGTGACCTTATTGCTATATGTCGCATCCTCAGATTCCACCACGCCCGAAAACGGTTGGAAGGCGACCGTCCCGCTGTCTCCGGTCAGATAGTAACTCACGCGATTCCCTCCTGTATTGCCTCTTGTTCGGCTTCTTCTGCACGCAGACGCTCATATTCATCCCGGATCACACGCCGCACACGTTCGTCGATCTCGGCCTTATCGGCCTCCGATGCGCTGCCTGACAAGCTGATATTGACATTCGGCGCGAAATGCAGCACTTTCCCGCCGCCCCGCGTGATCAGCTGCTCTGCTTTTTCGGCAGGGACAATAGCCGTGCCGCCCGGAAGGTAAGCAAGCTCGCCGCTGCGGGGGCCGTCGTTGATCCATGTCCAGCCGCCCGGATGGTCGTCCGTGCCGCGTGCATTGCGCGGGATAGTGGCTCCAACGCCGGAGACCGATGTTTGGATCGATACCGTGCCGATGCTGTCCGCCGCGTCCCGGATGCGGTTGAACTGCAGGATGATGCCGTCAGCGCCGGTCTTAGCCGCGCTGCCCATCGCATCCCACGCATCCGTGCTGTCCTGCGTGATGCCCTGATACATATCAGCGGACGTTGTCCCGATTTCAGCCATCCCCGCTTGTGCATCCGCTGTCTGCAGCTCCACGGTTGGGATTTCCACGGCCGGGATCTCTACCGTTGGAATTTCCATTTCAGGCAATTCTGTCCCTGCCTGATCCGCGATCGTCCCCATATTGTCCGCGATAGTGCCCGTTGCGTCGGCAACATCGGATGCGCCGCCAAATAATCCTGTGATCCAGTTGATCACCGCGCTTCCAGCGTCGGCGATCCAGCCAATGATTGTGCCGACTACCTCGGCGATGACACCAAGCACCTGTCCGATCACTTGCAGGATCGGGGCGATCGCCTGCAGTACAGGCGCGATCAGCCCCAACAGCTGCGCGATTGGCGGCAGGATCGCCTGAGCTACGACTTGCAGAACCGGCATAATCGGCGGCAGGATCGCCGTGCAGATCACATTAAGAATTTGCATGATTGGCGGCAGCAGCGTTTGTGCCAACAGCGATATGACGCTGATCAGCGGCGGCAGCACGGTCTGCGCCACCATGGATATGATCGGGATCAGTGGTTGTATTACCGTGAAGATCACGCTCAGCGCGTCGGATAGCACAGGCAGCAGCGTCATGCCAAGTTCTATCAGGATGGGGACGCCTTCCGCAAACCCGTTGGCCAGCACGTCCACAAACTGCATCAGCATGGGTTCGATTGTCGGCCAAGCCGACAGAATCGTATTAAACAGCTCCGTCAAAACGGGTGTGAACTTTGCGCCCGCACCCGCGACAAAATCCTGCCACATGCCCTTTACGCCCTTTAGGCTGTTTGTGTAACTTCCTGCGGTGCGGGTCGCATCGCCAAGCGCATCCTCCGATTGCGTCAGCATAACATTGAACCGGATCTGTGCCTTTGTTGCCTCGTCCAGTTCCGAAAACTGCTTGCGCAAAGACGATGCATTGCCCTCCCAACCCATTTCAAGCATGGACTGCTGTATTGCAGCCTCGTTCATCACGATGCCAAGCGATTTCAAGCCCTCGGTTTCGCCAGTGAGCCCCGAACGGATCTTGGCATATGCATCCGAATCCGCCACATTATGAAACGACGCAAGGTCATATGTCAGGGACGTTATCTGTTCTGACATCAAAGCTCCCGCGTCATCTGCCATGCCAAAGCCATTCATCATGGCCTTCGAGTCAGCAAGGAACCCTTTGATTTCTTCTTTTGAACGCTTCGCCGCACTGGAGTAATTACTGGCCCAAGTCAAAGTGCCAGCAGCCTGATCCTTGAACACCGTATCGAACTTTGACTGAGTTTCTTCTGCATTGGCAGCGGCATCAATTGCGCTGCCGACGAAATCCTTCAGTAAATCAATTCCCTTTTTTATTATCGCAAGTCCCGCAATCGTTTTGATTGCAGACGCAAATTTACTTCCTAATGTATCGGCGGCAGAACCGCCGCGACGGCCCATTTCGTCGAGATCATCACCGGATTTTTCGGCCTGTTCACCTAAGCCTTTCGCATCGTTTTCCGCATCCTGCAGCGCCGTACCCAACGTGGCCTTGATTGCCTGCACGGGATGCCGGATCGCATTCGTTATATCACTGAATACAGATTTTGCCCCCGCCCCGAAGCCTTTTGCCTTGGCCGTGACATTGTCCAGCGCCGCCCCAAGCCCGGCGCGCAGAGTTTTGCCGAGGCTGTCACCATGACGGATGCTATCCAGCATGGCGCTGCGTACCGCCGTCCCCATACCCGTGCTGGCACCGGACACACCGGAAAACGCCGTCTCTGCCCGCGTGCCGATCCCCTGAATGCTGGTGCCGATCTGCTCCAGCGCATCGGCTGTACGTTTGGATTCGTCCTGTATTTGCTCCTGTTTTTGCTGTGTATCATCCAATGGGGCGGTATTGATCGCCCACTGGACGCCAAACGTCAACCCACGCTGATCGGTCATACTACCGCCCCCTCTCGTTATTTTTTCTCCTGAATTGCTGCAACGTACAGCTCTTTTGCAGCTAGGCACTCATAATAGTCGGCGGCATCCATCGCAGATAAATCCGCAAATGTTAGGCCGCCGCTGTCGAAAATCAAGAACCAGAATGCTTTATTGCGCTGCGCCCGCAGCGTTGCCTGCTCTCTGCTGCTTTCCCGGGCGAAGAAATCGTTCGATCTCACGGATCAGCAATTCGGCAGTTTCGATGTCATCTCGCTCATCAAAATAGTTGAATCCTTTTTTGCTGACCTCGTGAGGGTTTATAACCACATTTTTGAACATCGTATCCATATACCGCAGCACATCCTTGTTGTCGCCGGACATGCCGCAGCGCTGGTTCGTTTCAAAGTACCAGCGCGGGGAGACAGACTGCAGTTCAAACTCCTGCCCGTTTACGTTTACTGTTTCAGTACGATACATCCTTCTATACCACCTTTCGCTTATGTTTTTGTATGGGTCATGCGGCCCCGGATAGCGGGCCATTACTGCATATCAGCACGCGGGACATAGATCGTGATCTCACCGCCGCTGATCTCCTTGCCGCGCTCAATAGGCGGCATTTTAAGAATCGCACAGTTATCGGATTGCAAAATGAATCCAGATCTCGCTGTCGCATCCCTCACCACCAGCGGGAATGTTTTTCGCGCCCGAGCAATCCGCCGCAGGTAGGGCAGGGAGGCGGAATCCTGTGACAGCGAGAACGTCACTTTTGCGGATTTGTTGGAATTGCCTGCATAAGATACAGATCCGTCCAGCCCAACTTTGGGCAGGATCGAATCCTCATTGTCCTCGATTTTTATTGTGCTTCCTTCTGCATATCCGGTGATCGGACGCTGATCCACCAGCATGGTCACATTGTCAAAGCTGTAAATATCCATGTTTTAGCCCTCCTCGGCAAGTCGAATACTGAGCGTGCCAGTTACATTTACACCGTGGACGCCACCCCGCAATGTGGCATGCCATACGATATCCGGCATGACGCGCTGCGCAATCTGTGCCTCGGTCGCATCCGCATATCGCGGCACCGTAACCGTAAACTGCGGCAGGTTGTCGATCGTGCGAATGATGCCGTTCTCAGCGGCGCTGTTCAACGCAGATATCACGGCGGCGGCAACCATGGCGAATCCGGTATCGTCATACGGGACATCGTCCGTGTCCACCAGTAGGTTCGTGATGGCGGCGCGCATAGCCTGTTTGATCTGCCAGCGGCCAATCACCACATCAATGAATTCACCATCGGCGCACACACCATCGCGCATATAATTGCGTTTATGATTGTTGACGTAGGTGTTGACATGATTTGCAAGAATCGTCCCCAGCGCGGTCGCATCTACATCTACGGCGGCGACCCCGCTGAGATCTTTCCATTTCCAGGTGACAGCCTGCGGATAGTATCCGAGCATGCGTCCCACCCACGCCGCATGCATGAAACTGTTGGCCGCATCAGGGTTGTAGCAGATGACCGCCTGTGCATCCGTCAGCGCCAGGGTTTTTGTGGCCGTCTGCGCAACCAGCAGCTTTTCGGCTTCTTTTTGGCCTGCGGCAAGATCTTGCCGGGACAGCACCGTAGCTGCCGCCCATGCGGCGATCGCAGTAATCTGCGCATCTGTTGCCGCCGCCGGAATCAAGTAGTACCAGTCGTCATGACTGTCGCGCAGCGTATCCAGCGCATCGGTTATATCGTCGTTTGTAGCAGACGATGCGATACCCAGCACAGCCACCGTTTCCGGCACACTGCCGGACAGCTCCGCATTGGCATATAGGGCTTGTGCAGCCTTACCCGCAGCTGTGGCTACAGCGTAGTCGGTCAACAGCGCATCCAACGACGTATACTCTTTGTAGGCTTTTTCACCTTCGAGGGTCAATATCAGTGGAACCAATGATTCGCGGGGCGTGATTTTGGTATCCAGACCTACGTGTACAACAATATCCTGTACCATATATCCTCCTAAATTTCTGTAATTGATCCGTCCGCAATGATCGGAATGTCGATCGTAGTCGTGCGATCAAATCGAACCCGCACGTCAAACCCATATTGTCTGGCGACTTCATCGATCATCAGATTGCTGCGGCACTGCACGTTCCCCACTTCCACGACTGCGATCCCATCCAGCAGTAGTTCGCGGCGGCCAATATGTAGCATCCAGCTCATCGCGCGCTCCGCCAGCTCTAATGCCTCATCGTCGCCGTAAATGCGGCCATCTCTACCATCGCGGTCGTAGCTAACTGCTGTGATGCTGATGGTGGCCTCAGCCGGCTCGCGCCGGTACTGCATGCCGCCATCCTGCCATATGCTTGCGCCGCCGAGCGGGATCAGCGCGCTAACGGGCTGATAGTATACCATCGGCGGGCGTGTCCCCGGCGCGGCTTGGTCGTGTAATAAAACGGGCTGCCCGAGAAAATCGTGCAGCCTGCGGCAAATGATATTCCGTACCGTTCTGATCATCATACCGCTGTTCCTCTGCGTTCTACGGTGTAGCGACGCAAGGTTCCAAGGTGGCCATAGTCCCGCGATCCCGTCACAGTATAGACGGCTTCATCCACCTCTACTTCAGCGCCGACGGCAAGCGCATACCCATCAGCATATAACTTGCGGGAATCGGCTGAATAGGTACCCTGTGGCGCGTACCGCAAATCTTCGTCCGACAGCGGCAGCAACGCCCCTTGAAAGGCGATGCGCTGCACCGTGCCGGGGACATGCTGCCCACCGTTGTCATAGTCGATTGCTCCTGCACCGCGCCGCAGTTCGTAGCAGATGCGCAGGACGTGCTTTGGTAGTTTCATGAGATCACCTCATACGATATTGCGTTTGCCAGCCGTCCGGATTGGATCAGCGGTGTCGTTTTACCCGGCGCGGATGCTAGTGTCAGGCTACCCTTGGGTAGGATTGCGCCGCTGCGCATGTATCGCTTGATGATGCCGACGCCCGCCGCTCCGATTCTTGCGGCGGCAGCTTCGGCAGTCAGCCCGTCAAATACGATCGCACGCGCCGCCTGTTCACAGGCCTTGGCGATTTTGTCCCTTCCGCCGTCATACCCCGCGCGGATAAACGATCGTTCCGGGATCGTCACCTTCGGCACAAGCAGGTACAGAAATTCAATCTGATCTCCATTGCGGCCTTTGCTGCGCACAAGAAATCGGTTTTCTCCGTTGTCCAGCACCCATGCGTCATCATAGTCGCGCGGGGATTTTTTGCGTGCGGCCGGGGACAGCGGGATCGCCAAATTGCGGGCGTTGCGCGGCGTGATCGTCGCGCCAAACTCATGGACATATGCAATGCGCAGCAGTTCGCCGTCTTCGCTTCCCAATACGCCAACACGGATTTGCATCTGTGCAAGGCGGTTCAGCTCGGCGCGTACCCGCTTGCGCCATTCACTGATATCATCTTGTACGATGATATGCGCCATTACGCCCACCGCCTATACTTGTTGATTACAGCTTGCCAGGATGCGGGCGTTTCAGTCGCCCATTCCCAGCGCACGTCCGATATTGCGAAGCTTCTCAGCCCTGCGTTGCCGCCGGACTGCAGCTTCCCAAACGATGCCTGCACCATCTCCATGCACAGACCCTCCAAGTCTGCGGGCAGAGTACATGGATCATTATCGGTTACATCCTTGGGCAGAATATATCCGGCTGTATACACTACGCTGACATTGCGGCTTGTGGCACGCGGGTCGTACGCCAGCCCAAATGGATATCCGCGCCATGGCCAGCCATCATCCTTGTACAGGATTCCGTTGTCTTCAATGCTGTACTCGCTGCTATCCAGCTCCAGCCCATCGATAACCACGTGATCCACCTGAAGGATGGGCCATTGCGATAGCAGCAGCTCTTGACTTCCAGTCGGCGTGATACGCTCGGAATATGTCTGCTTGCGCAACTTGCGGCGCAGCTCCGTTTCGATCGATGCCGACGCCTGATTGATCAACATGGCGACCAAATCATATTGGTCGCCATTAAAATCCTGCAGGATCGCCATTCGTTCCGGTGTGGTCAGCGCGTTATCCGACAGGGTAATCACCGTTTGTCACCTATCACCAACGCGTAGGTTGCGGTGGCGGCAGGGTTGGTGCCGCCTGTGAACTTAGGCGTTGCAGTGACTTTGACATACCGCTTGCAGGCGATCAGATCGATCTGCCAAATCGTCTGCTTGCCGGCTGCAATTGCCTGTTCGGCCTTGCAACCAACAAACAGGCAATCGTCATCAACGGCTTCATACGTGCCGGATTCGGCATCGCAGTGCGTTACCACAATGCCGATCGCGCTTGCGGTGGGCGTTCCGCTGATCGCGCTGACATCTGCCGCAAACACAGCGGACAGGCAGCCATCACGGTCTATCGCTTTGCCGCTCGCTCCCTGAATTACGGTGATGCTATCATATAAGTTGCGTTTCATCGTTCTTCCTCCAATTACTCTGCCTTGGTGTAGATGTTCTTGGCAACGACAAAGGATTCCTCGTGGCGCACACCGAAGTCATGTGTCGAAAGGATGCGCAAAATCGAACAATCCTCATCGATTGCTGAAATTAGGCCATCCTCATCCTCGACGCTTCCCTGATCGAAGAGTCGGGTTTCCATATCGAGCTGATCAGCGATGATCAGGTCAGACCAACGGCCAAAAATTAGGCTGGTCTTTACATTCGCACCATTGCCGACAACGATGGCGTCCGATACAAAATAGGGATGCTTGCCCAGTTTTCCTTCGTCCATGGATGCGCGATAAACGTAGTTTCCGGAGCTGTTGACCATGTTGTACAGCACTTCCCACAGGTAGCCATTGAGCACGAATCCGAGGGTGCCGTTGTCACGGACATTTTTCTGCAAGAGCTTTGCCATCATGGTGCCTGTGATTCCGCTATCAGGTATCGCGCCAACGTCAAAAGTCTGAACTCCTGCCGTGTTCAAAATGCCGAGCGGCTCAAACTCCGTGCCCTTGCCGTTTAGCACGGCAGCATTTTTGCGTTCCGCCATCGCGGCAAGCGCATCGTCCAGAACGACACGATCTGCGCCATATGCGTTGCTGCGGATCAGGTCGTTTGTGACTACGACCTTCGTTATCAGCTTTTTAACGCTCAGCTTCTTTGTCCCAACCGTCATCTTGCTGGCGGGGGCTTTGCGTTTTTCCCCAACATAGTGGGCGCTTGCACCGCCTTTGATCTTAGGGATTGTAACGTTGCCGTTCGGCGCAGAAATCGTACGTGCGCCAAGCGATCCGATAATCGTCAGCGGCCTAAGCAGTTCAATGACTTCCTGCGAATAGATCTCAGGAATGAAGTATCCCCCTTCGGATGGCGATGTCGCGCTCATAGCCTTCAGTTCCCGGTGCAGGACAGTATCGTCCGTATACATCTTCTGCGCAATGTGCAATGCTTTGTCAGGATCGCCACCGGACTGTGATACGGCTTTGACAGCACGTGCCCAGCCGATTCCCTTCTCCTGCTTGGTCGGATTCGGATCAGCCTCCGGGCTGCCGGTGGCCATATAGATGCCTGCATACTTGCGCTCCACGGCAGCGGCGGCAGGCGCACCTTTTGTACCGGATGCGTTGCTGCCGTCTCCTTCTTCATGGGCAGCAGGCGGCGCGGCCTTGGTTTCCATGGCCGACGCTACGGCTGCCTTGACCTGTTCTGCAATCATACTGTTCAGTTCTTCTTTGGTCATCTTCGCCATTTTTCATTCCTCCGTCAATCTTCATCTTCGTCTTCGATTTCGATCAAGTCATCGACCCCATCATCCGGGACTTCAACGCCCAAGGCCCGCAACTGTGCAATGAGCTCCCGGCCTTCAGCCAGCAGTTCCGCTATACTTTTTTCCGCACCATCCGGCACGGAGACTTTTTCTTCCGCCATTTGCGGTGTACCTCCTTTATATCCTGTGATTTGGGCTGCACTGTTGGCCGCCCATGTGACGATACTGATTTCCGGCAGTTCCAGCTCCTGCAGATGGCGGATGCAGTCCTGCATTGTGTGCCGTATAACGCAGTAGCCAATGGACAGTTCCTTTAAAACCTTATCCCGGATCAGGATGCGCACATCCTTGCCCATGCTGGTCGGGCTGATGTATCCCTTGATATACAGTCCGACATCATCCTCGCGCAGTTCCAGCGTGCGGCCGACCGGCAGCCAGTTGTCGTTGTGCAGCACTAGGATCGGCACACCGTCCTTTGCCGCGCCTTCGCGGATCGTATAGGCGAACGCGCCGCGCTCAACAACGTCTCCGTCATGGTCTACAATGTCCCATACAGATGCATATCCCTCGAATATACCCTGTTCCTCATCGATGCTCGCCACATCGAACCGCAGCGATTTGTGCATTACCTCCGGCAATTTCTCACCACCTCCTGATTTTTGGTAATCAAAAAGCACCCCTGCGGGTGCCATGGGAATCATGCTTTTATTTCTTGTGTTTTGCTGCCAAATCTTTGATGTGCTGCGGCTTTTCTTCGTTCTCCCAGTCAGGATACTTCTCCCACAGGGCTTTTAGGGCACCATAAAACGCGTGGTCAATCTCGCGCAGCTCTGCTTCCCAGGGCTCACCATCCAGCATGCCAGGATTGCGATAATCTTTATATTGCTCCATGAGTGCTTCCGTTTTTGCAACGGTTTCATCATACAGATTTTGCGCTTCATCCCAATAGCCCATTTCTACCTCCTGCGCTTGCGCAAAGCAATGCACCATAATCCTCCGCTTTGCTTTATTGATTGATCTCATCCCGCCAACCAGGATATTTTTCCCGAAGTGCCTTCAGACCCGATGAAAACGCTTTCATAATTTTCCGTTCCTCTGCCGCCCATGGCTCTCCATCCAGCATTCCAGGGTTTCGGTAGCCTTCATATTGTTCCATGAGTCTATCGAGTTTCTTTCGCGTTTCATCGGATAGATGCTGCGCTTCTTCCAAATAACTCATTTATGTCTCCTCTCGTAGTAAAATCCATAATCCTGAGACATGCGGCTGCATATGTAGTGGTATTCATCGACATCGGGATCAAGGTCACCGTTCCTTGCTCGTTCAATGGCCTCATTTCTATACATGTTCCCAAAATCATGTTGAACGATGTAGTCCTCTTTTTGTATTGTGCCCGGAAGGACGCGCATCACATACTCATATTCGCTGTCGAAGCCGCGCAGTTCGGCGAACCGGTACTTCAGCGCTTCACTGATATCGAAAGCACTGAAGCTGTACCGCGTGACGCTGTCCGGATGGTTATGCGTCATGTACGCCCCATACAGTGCATCGTCCGGCAGTCCGTGGATATTCACGCCATTAATATGGCCTCTGACCCGATATACTTGGCCGCTTTGCGTCACAATGATAGCCGTTTCATAGTTCTTCCCAGCAATCTCCGGTTCATACTCGCTCAGCACCGCTCCGGCTGTTTCCAGTGTGGGACGCGGAATCTCAGCAATCTTCTCCGGCTCGGCGGGCACCAGACCATCCATGTCATAGTTGCCGGTATCATCGTCTGCCCGCAGTATACCATGTGTTGTTTGCCCCTGTACAGGCTGATCTTGAATTTCCTCGCCCGCAATCAGATCGCAGCGGCAGCCGATGGTTTCTGCGGGAGATCCGCTGGGATCGCCTGGATACAACAGCCCGTTGGCAAACCGCTCATCGATCCCAATCGTCACGCCATTTAGACGCTTATGGCTGTCGCGGACGTCGTCATCGCCTGCGGTCAGCCACGTCTTCGTGGCGATTCTGGCTCCCTTGATCGCATCAAAATTGCCGGACATCAGGCTGGTATGTACTTCATTCGCCGCGATCACGCCAGCACGCCCGGCAGACACGCCTGGCATGGTCTGCTTGACGCGGTCGATCAGCTGCCGACGGCTATCACCGGCTGCAATGCCATCCGCGATGGTGCGGGCCAGCGCAGCACGCGTAGTGTCGTTGATCCCCTTAACGCGCGCCGCGCCCGCCTCAAGGACTTGACGCGTCAGCGTTGGCTGCTGCACGCTGATGTTATATGCGGATACGGCAATATCACTCCCCGCGCTGTAGGCGGACTGCCAAACAGGCCGCAGCGCGGCCTGCATAGCGCGATCCTGCGCAGGCCAGTCTACGGTCTGCCGCAGGATATCCTCCACGCGGTCGACCACCGTGCGCATATCGCCGGATATGTCCACGCGAAGCAGGTTGCCCCAACCGTCGTTATCCGATTTTACTTGTGCACCGAGCGCTTTAACGATTCCGTCATGCTGCCGTTTCAGCGCACGCAGTACTGTCTGCCGGGCGGCACGCTCCTGCGCGCTGCGAGCTGTGTCCATCGCCCGGCGCACTCGCGCGCGGTCTGCCGGAATGCGCTTCGCTTTTTGCCCGGTCAACGCCGCGCTATCGCCGGCCGGGGGCGTAGGGTTTTCGGGTTGCCGCGTTGCATCGCCAAGTATTGCGGATGCTTTGGCAGAATCGAATGGGAAGGCGGATGTTATGATTTCAATCGCGCTTTCCCGCGACAATTCGCCCGAATTTACCGCCTGTACAATGTCCACGAGACTCGCAATTTGAGCGCCATTCAAGCTGACCTCCTTTGCGGTTTGCACCTCGCGTGCTTCCATATCCAGATCCGGTGGAACTTGCGAGGCCTGCTGCGGTGCGTTATCCGCATCCTGCTCTGACGTTTCCGCAACGCCAGAAAGCACAAACGATGTCAAAAGTTCATCCCTTGGTACGATCATGCTACCAGACGGCACAACGAATGCGTCGCCGCCTTCAACAGGATCGAACCCCATTTGCATCCGCCATTCATTGATCATAATGGCGCATCGGCTCAGGCCTTCGTTTGCAACCTGAAGCTGATATTGTTCATCCTGCGGGATGATATCGTCATACTCCCATGTAAGCCCCGCCTCAAACTGCGGCAGCAGCTGGACATTGATTGCGTCCTGCCGCAGCAACAGCTGCGGCGTCAGGACATTTTCTGCATAGATGGACTTTGCGGCCTCCGCTGTGGCTCGGTTGCTATTTTCTACAATTCCCAGCATCTCGGGCGGCACGCCCCAGTGGCTGTTCACCGTGTCCCGCAAATCCTTGCGGGATGCAATGAAATCCATTTCACGCGGGCTATCGGACATCCTGAATACCTGCACATCGCTTCGCGGTATGATGCCGGGTCGGTACGCATTCCATGGCCCTCTGTGCCTGCTGTCCAGCTTCGATAAAAATCGACGCGACTGTTCTTCTGTAATCCCTTGCGCCGCAATGAAATAATCCGCGCGCGCGTTGTTGAAAAACAGTGACTTGGAGAATTTGGTTGCGTATTCGTAGGCTTCGACCTCGTCCGCGACGGCTTCCGCCTGCCCGATCCCGCGCCCATAGGGGTCGATAGGATTCAGGTCTTTCAGTGCGAACACATCCTGTATTGATACATTTACACGCTTACCGTCCATATTTTGAATTACATAGTATGGTTGGCCCCGGTGTGGGATATCCATGATCCAATGTGGCGGCACGGGCCAAAGCTCGGTCGGAATGCCTTTGCGTCCGCGTTCAATAACGCAGATGGCCGTTCCTTTGAGCTGATACCAGATTTCCAGCAGCCGCCAAATTCCGGACGCGGTCAGCTCCGGCAGCGGGTTTGGATGATTCCAGAACTCCAGAAACGGGTGCTGCAGCACTTCCTTTCGATTATCTCCGACGCCGCGATACAGTTTTCCTGGCACACTTGACAGATCTGTTGCGATCTTGCGCACCGGCGCAAGGCGCGGATTTGTGAGGTAGGATTGCAGCCATTCGGCCGTGTTGCGGTCGGGCGGCTTTGCCATGGCCGACTGCGTCAATGACATCATGTCACGCGCGGTCGGTTTAGCTTTCCCGCTTATCAGCATCTTCGCCGCTTCCCAGCGGATTCCCATGTGATCCCTCCTTTGCAGCAATCACGCGCTTGCGCGCCTGATCGCAGTACTCATCCGCCAGTTCTATGGCTATGTAGTTCCGGTTTGTATGAATGCATGCCTCCGCAGTCGATCCGCTTCCCGCAAATGGGTCTAGCACCAATGCGCCTGGATGTGTAGTAGCCTCAATCAGCATAGAGAGCAGCGCAACCGGCTTCTCTGTCGGATGCAGCATATGCGCTCCCGGTACCTTTCGCACCTGCAGGACATCCACAGGGCGGTGGCCCGGAAATGTAAATCCGCCCTTGTCTGCGAACAGTAACAGCTCGTGCCGAGGAGCAAAGGCGGCTTTTGTGTTACCCATGCCATGGTAGGCTTTGTCCCATACGATGCATGACCGAATCGTGAATCCAGCATATTGGATGGCACTGCGCCATGCCTCAAGCACATCCCAACGCGTAAAACACAGCAGGCAGCCTCTGTCATTTAAAATGCGATATGCATCATACAGCCACCATATGAACGGGGATTTGTCGTTTTTAATTGTTTTATTGTTGCGTGACCGATATTGAATTCCGTATGGCGGATCGGTCAGAATCAAATCAACACTGGCATCCGCCAATGTAGGGAGAATGCGCAGGCAATCCCCCCGCGTGATGGTGTTTAAGATAGTTGCGGTGTTTCCTTCTTTCTAAATTGTTCTGATTTCTGCAGATTGGCTAACCGCAGTTCTGCGTTGTACAGCTCTGCGCTCAGCACCTCGATCTCATCCCGCAGTTGCTCCTCCGGCGTGCGGGGTTCGCCGCTGTGTACAATGATCATGTGTGCCCCCTTAAAAATAGATTGTAAAATCGCCCTGTCCGTCACCCTGCAGCATTTCGGCCAGTCCGGTCGTTGCGTCAGGCGCATCGTCGTGGGCGTTTTTGCCATTGCGTTGATAGGTATTCATGTCGCGGTAGTATTCTGGCCACCGGCGATCCCAGTCTTCTGGGTAAAACAGATTGCGCATCACATAGCTTGACCCGGATAGGATACGCGCCTGCTTGTTCTCGCCCTGATGGAACCACTCGACCGCAACGCTGCGATCCTGATGGTTGTCCCACAGCAGACGCTCCACTGTCCGAGCAAATCCTCGTCCACCGTTGTTGCTCTCGATTTTTGCAACAGCAACATGGTTGTCATGCAGCTGAGCGGCTACCAGCGGCTCTGTAATTTCCATCGGATCCTCTGTATAGACGATATCCAGCACGAATCCCTGTCCGGCAAGCTGCCCAACCACGATGCTGCATAGCTTATCGCTGCCTGTATCGGCGGTGTCGGTGTAGGATATGACGCGTTCAAACGCCAACGTGCCATCCGACTTTCGTGGCAACTCCTTGTATGTCGCAAAGCTGCTGTACAACTTTCCCTTGATATCAACCGGATGCTGCTGATAGTTTGCATCCGCAATAGCTGCCGAGGTGAGAGCGCGCTTTTTAAAGTAGCTTTTCTTTGATAATAGCTCCTCGCACAGCATTTCCCCGGATTCTTCGTCATAGGCTGGGCGGCGGAACACATACCACTCGCCTGCATCCTCCTGTAGCAGCCTGCCGCAGAGATCGCGCGTTGACCACCGTGTCATATTGACGATCTGCAGGCCGCCCTCCTCGATGCGCGAAAGGAACGTATCACAGTACCATGCCCACTGCTCATCCAGCACACGGTCATTAAATGCTTCTTTGTCATTTTTGATCGGATCGTCAATGATACCGATCCGGCATCCGACACCGGTGATCGTGCCGCCGAAGCCGGTAGCCAAGTAGTTGAAGAACTGGCCTTCCAGCGACCAGAGCTGCGTGCTGGCGTCGCCCTGTTTGATCCGGGTGGCGGGGAACACGTCCGAGAGTATGACCAGTCTCGGATCAATCTTTGTCGCGTCAATGTCGTCGCGGACGTTTCGGGCGAAGCGGCCCGCCAGCGTTTCATTGTAGCTGACGCTGATGATACGGTTCTCGTTTGATTTGCCGAGCAGCCACTGGCAAAACAGTGTCAGGATATAGGACTTGCCATGCCTGGGCGGCAAGTTCATCATGAACTTTTTATAGGGTTCGCCTGTATCCGGGTTGATCAGTCTGCCCTCGTACAGTGCTTGCAAATCGTTTGCCAGGTCGCGCAAGTAAGTACGGTCATCACGGAAAAACTTCGGATTCCGCAGCTTGCAGTATTCCCAGAAGCTCTCCCGCGCTCGAAGAAACCGGTCGTCGGTGACACCATCCGGCGCAAGCAGATACTTTAAATCATTCGCCGCCATGCGGTCACCTCCCAAATAGCGTTAAACGGCGTTAAACGCCCGTTATTTCGCGTTAGGCTCTCCCTCGTAATAGAATTGGCCATCCAGCCATAAAATTGGCTGGATGGCCCATCCGAAAGGAGGCGCAGAGCCATGACCCTCTGCATATGCTTCGCCCTTTCGCGCCGAAGGAGAAACAGGACGGCGCGGGAGCGGAACATCAAATGTGATCATCCGGCGTCGGCGCGGGGCGATTACTCAGCCTCCGGCTCTGCAGGATTGCTTGTTGTCAGCGCGACGCTTACTGTCTGCGGCTGGCCCATCAGGCTAAGCCGCACGACCGCGCGCCGCTGCCTGGTATCTACCTTTACGATGCGCCCCCGCAAGCTTGCAAGCGGCCCACCAGTGATTTTGATCTTGCCATTTCCATCATGGATGCCATGGGAGATGCCGATCACATATTGATCGTCCATCATCCCCAGCAGCTCCTGCATTTCGGCCTCCGGCACACTGCGCGGGATGTCGCCATCCGCAAGGCCCAGCAGCCGGATCACGCCGTCGATACGTTTAAACTCATAGTATCGTTGCGCGTGCAGCCGCTCGGTTTGCACAAACACATAGCCTGGATACAGCAGCCGCTGCAGCTCGCGGAACTCGCCGCCGTGCCGCTCATATATCGTCTCTATGGGCGTAAACGCAGCGACTCCGGATAGCCCTCGCGCCGCTTCCGCGACGGGTAACTCATGCCCTGTGCGGACGTGCAGCACATACCAATTATCCATCCTCATCCCGTCTTGCCTCCTCTTCCGCAGCCGCGCGTACCAGCTCGGTAATGCGGTATAGCAGATCGGGATCATCCTGTATCTGCTCCCGCATCCGCGCCATGATGTTGATTTCAACGTCTTTACACGCGCGGGCGCGGGTCGATTTCATTCGTTCCTTATAGATGGCAGACCGCTGAATTTGCACCAGCAGGTGGCCCGCCTTTTCCAGAGGCATATTCTCAAAGTCGTCTTCCGCCGTGGCGATCCGGCGTGTCAGGCCGTCGATCAACAGGGATGACGCCAATTCGGATGCTTCTACATCATTATTGTCCTTGACTTCGTTGATCAGCGCTACCATCTGCTCACGCGATTCCTTCAAACGTCTGGCAACGGCATTTTGCCGCATGGCATACCGGCCGATACTAGACTTGCTGATCTCCCAGCCGCGTGCGCCCATGGCTTCCGCGATCTCTGCATATGTGTTGGTCACATCGGCCAGCATTCTGTCCAGCAGTTCGCGCGCATCTTGCGGCAGCTCATCCACGCGCGATTTGATACGATTGCGCTCGCGCTGCTTTCCCATATCGCACCGCCTTACAGCGCGATTCCCGGATCAGCGGGGATGCTTTCCTCAATGAGGTCAACGCCCTTGGCCGTGAGGTTAATCAGCGAGTCGACACCGGTTATCTCGTCCTCTTCCACGCCGACCACGGTGATATAGCCTTTGTCGGCCAAGTAACATAGGTGCGGATAAATGTCGGTCGTGACGCTCACCAACGCCAATGCTAACGACCGGTTGCTGATCGCTCGAAACTGTGTTTTGGCCAGTGCCCGCAGGATACAGCCGCGGATTTCGCGGTTTTTAATCGCCTCGATGTTCGCCATGTTTATGCCTCCTCCTTCATTTTCGCAAGCCGATCTAGCACCTTATCCAGCTTGCTGTCCAGTTTGGTCTCCGTGGATTTTATATTGCTTTCCAGGCTTGCAATCGCCCGAAGGAAGTCCTCCCTGGTTGTATAGACAAACGGCATCTGTTTCATATCCTTTTCCAGTTGGTTGATCCGTTCGCCTTGCTTTTCGATCTTTCGATCCAACGCATCCCGGTCGCGCTTCATATACCAGCCGATGATGCCGATGGCAAGGCCGGTTATGCCCTGTATGATCCATGTAATCCATGCTTCGTTCATCTTCGGGCCTCCACAAACTAAAAATACCGATACGGGCGTTCCCGTATCGGTATTATCGCATCCCATATATGGTTTTTAGTATGTAAGCAGCCTATTTTAATTCGCTAAATAACTTTATCGAGGAAAGATACCTGACCATCATCCTCTGCTGTGCGCGACTGCTTAATGATCTCGTACACCTGCACAACGGACAGGTTATACCGATGTGCCAGCGCCGGGGGCTGCATCCCCTTGCGGTGATCTGCCAGCAGGCTTTCATTGCGCACTGCCCGCACGATTGCGTCCAACTTGGGCACATACAGGTAATCGCCGCTGTACACCGCCACCAGGTCAAGCATTTTATCGTACCCGATCAGGTCGGCTATTTTCCGGTGCTGCTCCGGCAGCAACGCTGGGTCGGCATTACGTAACCATTTTGGTATCTCGATCATGATTTGTCAACCTCCTTTCGCCGCGATTTCCCTTTTCCATAGCTTTCAGTGCTTCAATCAGTTTGCGCGCTGTTTTGTCGTCCACAAATCGAAGATGTGATATGTGGAACCGCTTTTCAATGAAGGCGCGCAGCCGCTCATCCGTCCAACCAAGATTTTCCGCCAGTGCCATGATCATGCCCAGTTCGCGTGGCGTCGGCTTTCCGGGGCGTGTGGCATTGGATTCCTGTCCGGCCATTCTTTTCAGCCGGTCGATCATGCCCTTGGCTTGTCCCAGCGTCATATCGCTTACGTGATCCACGCCCGCGATCTGGTAGGTCATAGCGTGGATGTCGTCGTCCGACATATGCAGAGACTTTTTCGCCAGCGTATAGATGCACCGTTTTTGCGCTGTGGTGATAGGGGAGGGTATATCAATGTCACGCATATCATACCTCCGTTTCTGCGGCTGGGATTGCGTCCTTTTTGACCTCCAACCAGAATTCATCCTCTACAGATACTCCCACGCCCACCTTTACAATATCTTCGATCGGGTGTGTGCGCAGCGCTTCCCGGTTAATCTTCGGCGGTTCGACTTTGATGCAGTCGTGCCAGCCCAAGGCGAGCAGCAGTCGGACAATGTCGGCCACCTTGTCCGCGTCGCGCGGCACTACCAGCTTCGTACTTTTCCGCCAGCCGATGTTCCCAAAAAGCAACGGCTTCGTTTTTTTCTTCAACCCTTCCCGGTTGCGCTCGGCGTATTCTTTGACTTGCTGGCTGAGCGCATCGATCGCAGCTGTATGCGGGTCGCTCGCATCCTTAGCTCGCAGCTTGGCATCGTCGATCGCTTGCTGCATATCATGCTGTATGGCTTCGACGGCTCGCGTATGTTCCGCGATCTCGCACAGAGCCAGGTCGACTTCATCCCAGCTTTGCAGCTGGGGCAGCTTTTCTTTCGGCTTGATTCGTGCCATGGCAACCTCCTCAGTACATCAGTTTATATTGCTTCGCGGCTTTGACCATATCGGAATTGATTTCACCGCCTGCCGCAGCCTCCAAACATAAGTCGAGGATCTCAACTAAGTTTCCGAGTCCGCCATGCTGCACATCCGCGCCGATTTTTGCGAGCATTTCAGCCGCATCTGTGGTAAGATGATATTGGCGCAGATGGGTAAGGGCAGTCTTGGCGGAAATACCTTTGAGCTGCAACTCATATTTCCGGCGATACAGCTGTGCGAGATTGTCCTTCCCTGTGCCTTTTTTGATCGTGGTCTCCAGCTCCGGCGTGCCTGCCAGGATGACCGGCGTCCCGGTGTTGTCCCATATCTTCCTGAGATATTCAAACTTGTCAACGTCCCATTTTTTCAGATATTCCGCCTCATCTACGAGGATCGCAACATCCGTGCGGCCTGAAAGCGCCTCGATCAATCCTTCCATGCGTTGACACCCGTTTCCCTTCGGGCTAATCCCAGCCCGGTGTGCGATTGCGTTCAGCAGGTCGTTCACACGCATGTTTGGCATGGCTTCAATATAGATGCTGCCCGGATGCTCCGATACGAAGTTCTTCAGGATCGTAGTCTTACCCGTACCCGGTGCGCCGATCAGCACGCCCATCTTCCGCTTCTGGTAGATGTAGTCGCACCACCCTTTTGCCAGCACATACTCCTCAGTCTCCCAAATCTCCAATGATTGCTTATAGGCGTCTGGTGTTTCCAGACATGGCTCTGCCTGCGCTTCGCGTTGGCGATCCACAAATACCCACAGCGATGCAACATGCTTTGGGCTAGGCAGGATTCCCTGGTTGACCAGCTGGCTGATCGCGGTACGGTGTACCTCGGTAGACTTGCTGATCTCCGCAAAGGTGATTCCATCCGCCTGCAGACTGCGCAGCGCCGCGCGTAGAGCATCCGTGTCGCGCGGCGGGTTCTGCGTTGCGGCCAGTTCCATAACAGATTCCATGGTATTTCCTCCTTTTCTGACGATGAGCGCCGCGCCCCCTAACGGAGGCGGCCGCGGCTTTCACGCGGGCTGGGCCTTGGGTCAGGCAGATGTGACTTCAGATGCAGCCATTTCACTATACAGGCATGCCGCCGACATAAGGATGAACCCATTACGCTGCGTTTCTGCATCCTTCAGTATCCGCTGCATGAGCTCATCCAGCTTTTCCGATTTGCCGAATGTCTCAAAAATCTGCCGCGCCACGTTCAGCGCGTACATCAATTCCTTCTCGGTCATGGCAAGTTCCAGTGCTTTCAACATTGCTTCTCTCGGCGTCATATTCTGCTCCTTTTGACATCAGTCGTGGTTTATTTGTTGCCGCCCGCGCGGCCAAGTTCCATAAACATCTTGCGGACAGTGTCGTTTGCAACGGTGTCACTATCCTTTTCCCGCTTGACCTGTTCGGCAAGCTCCTTGCGCTTTTCAACCTTCGCTTTGGCAGCCTTACGATATTCCAGCGTGGTGATCGTCCCTGCGCCGACGGCAAACAGGTCGATGGGCTCGTAATAGACATTGCGCAACCCAATCTGCACGGCCCGTTCCGCATGCGCGATCCCTTCTCGCACTTCCTGCACGGTCTGCCTTTGAAGCCGCATGTGCGCCTCGATTTTTTCCGGTTCTTCACCGATCAGGCGCAGCTTGTCCTTCAGGCCAGCCTCACACACAAAGTGATCTCCTGATACGACAGTCACGCTCAGGTCGTCGTCCTTGCTGTAGCGTACGGTGACCTCCTGCCCAACCATGTGCCGCAACGCATCGTCCCAATACCATTGTTTGTGCAGCTTTACGCCCATATAGCTGACCTTGCGGGTGGCCGCTTCCGTCCGGATCATGGCCAGCACATCCCAGCCCGGCAGATCGTTCCGTGCCTTTTCGCCGCTCTCATATATTTCGATCGGCGATTGCTCATTGTCAAACCGTTCCGCATGGTAGGCTGGGATGATTTGCTCACGCATGATCCGTTCAAACTGCGCCAACGTCAACAGTTTCCCGCGCTCAGCCTGTTTTTCAAGGTAAGCACGTGTCAAATACTCCGGACGCTGATCCGGGCGACCGCCGCACCAACCGGGTAGGTCGCGGATGTATCGGTTTTCCAAGGTTCCGAATAATCTCTCAATAATTTTTGACCACGCTTTGTAGGGTTGGGCGTGGATCACGTTTACCCCCAGCACCTGGAGAAGTGCCGTTTGGCTTAACTGTTCATTCAGCCTACCGATTACATGCTCCGTTTCCCGGTCGCCCTCAAACCGCTTGCTGCGGTAGTCTTTGCCGTTGTCGATATAGATCGCGGCGGGCACGCCATAGAACGGGCTGAAGGACGATTTCGCGATCGCCCGCACGAAGGTTTCCACAATGGTGGTGCTGTTTGGGTTTGTGGTGATGCACCAGCCGACGAACGCGCCGCTTTTCGCATCGCTCCAGGCAGTCATCCAGGGGCGCACGATTCGGCCGTCGTCATCTACTACAAACAGGTCGAACATGTGGTGGTCGCCGAACCAGCATTCGTTGATCTTCTCCGGCTTGGTGCGCTGTGTCTTGGGCATATACTTCGCTTCCCAATACCGGTTGCCGTATCGGGCATATGCGATTTCGTCTGCCGGGATCGTCTGCGCGTACCGATTCAGCGTGCTGACGCTCTCCGGGATAATCAGCCCTTCGCCGGGCCGATCACATAGATCGTATTCCTGTGCCCGCCCCTGCAGCGCAAGCTCACGCCGGGCGAGGCTGCCATCACAATGCGGGCATCTGGAACAGGCGTGGACGTCCAGCTCCGCTGACAGCCGCCGCAGCTTTTCGTATGCGCTGCGGTTCGTATGTTTCGCGGCCGAGTAGAGGTTGGCTTTCACAAAGTCCTGCGCAAACAGGCACATGGATTTCGGCTTACCCTTATTCGACTGCTCGATTTTATCCATAAGCCCAGCAATGCCCCGCGCATCATATGCGTCCCGCCAGCGGTAGATCGTGCGCAGTGTGACGCCGATCCGCGCCGCCAGCGCGTTCTTCCGGGCGGTGATATTGCCTTTTCCGTCCCGCTCGATGATCTTGCATTCCAGCACGGCGTTGCGCCGTGACAGGACTGCGCTGATACCGATGTCCCCATATCGCTGTTGATAGCTCACGATGTCCGCTTCTCCTACGCCCTCCATTTGGGCAATGTACCGCATCTGCACGCTCTCCGGCAAATTTGTAATGTCGACCATGTACTGCTTCCCGCCCTGCCCATGCGGTGACGCTACAGCCACAGCGCTGTATTCGCCGCGCTGTATTTTGCGGTGTACGGTCATGAGCGCTTCATCGGTCAGCGTTGCCACCTCTGCGGTGGTGAGCAGTCCAGCTTGATCCATACCCATTATCCTTTCTCGGTATTGACCTGCCTCGTCAGTGCGGGATGGTCGGTTCCCGCAGACCGCCTTGCGGCGGTTTCGGCTGTGTGGTACGATAAACAAAAAGGAGATTTCATATGACAACAAATCAAGTCCGGGTAAAGCTTGGGGATATTGCTAATCGTGTATTTACAGAGGATTTTTCTCGCAAATACGAAATGATTGCTTCACAAATGCCCGATCCAGTTGCCATTCGCACCATTAGCGACCATGAAGATAACGCCGATGCTTACATAAACCTCGTTGCTTCACATGTGAATGACCAGCTCGCCCTTGCACAACTCGCTAAAATAGCAAATCCATTAGTGGTTTTTGTTGTGTATCAGCGTTACCATATCATTTCTCGCCATCTGATGGAGGATGATCAGAACCGTGAACGTAATGTCCCAAAAAACAGTAAGGAATTCGTTCTGAAAATGCTCATCGAATTATGGAAGCAACTTTGGGATCATGGTTCATCGATATAAACCTTAGGCGGTATCCCTCGGAACGCTTTGCACCGCATCTCTTCCCCCGAGTGGATATTTATGTAGTTCGTCTGTTCATGCCCGGCGCTCTGTGGCGGGCAAATCGCTATGCCGATCTGATTCTCCTCCGCGTCAACGTGGATCACTTCATATTCTGCGATGCGTTCCAGGTTTGCGTATAGCCCCAGCACACCCTCAAAATAATCGTTCTCCCATTCTTCATCCCAAATGGAAATATTCTGATTTGCAAGAGGGATCACCTCCAGCAGCTCACGCAGTTTCATGCTTGCCCTCCTTTAAGTTCTCAATGTACAGCGGCCTTTGCCGCATGCGGCGCGCCTGCGCCCTGCGCCGCTCGCGTTCCTCCAGTGCCTGCACCGCCGCGAGCGCCGCCATGCAGCCCAGCACCGCGCCGGGCAGAAAAAAGCTGAACATAAGGCCGAAATAGTTCATGGATGCTCCTCCTTCGTTTTCACTTGGCCTGCCTCATCGGTGCCGGTAGGCCATTCCCGGCAGACCGCCTTGCGGCGGTTTCGGCTTATGCAGAGCGTTCATACCACTATGGTCAAGGAAGCTCCTTCTGCCGCATACCGTTTGCGAAAGCGGCAGATGCTCATTTCGGATATTTCCAAGCCATGCGCTTGCAGGTATTCCCGAATCTCCCGGTTCGTCCGGCGCTGCTTTGCGAACTCGATCACAACGTCGGTAAACCCGTATGCGACAATCTTTGACTGGCTCTTCCCGGTTCGTCCGCTCCGCTGGCACATTTGCTGGCCGTGGATGATCTCCAATTGCGTGGCTTGACACTCCGGCTGCGTATCCTGTACTAAGTAAGGCAGAAGCTCCTTTACAGTGGCCTGTACCGTCATTGCAATGATCTTCGTCAACTGCTCCAGGTTGATCTGCTGGCCATATCCGCCCGTTTTCCGAATCGTGGGAAGCACTTCGTCGAACACCCACTTCTCAAACCGCTCCGCAGCCGGAAGCTTGCTGTGTGTGATGAGGCGGTATACGTCGCCTTCGGGGATGAAATTAGTGCTGTTCAGACGCATAGCAGGGGTTCCATCAGATTTGGTTCCCGTCTGTACCCATGCGTCGCGTTTCGCTACGCATCGGCAATGCCGTCTAATCGCGTCCCGTGGATTTTCATATCCTAGCGCCTTTGCAACGTCGCTTCCGCAGAACAGCACCTTGCCGTCCTCCTCGATGATGCGCACATCACCGAACTGCTCGTGGTTGAATACTTGTAGTTGTTGGTTCATACCGTTTCCTCCTGTGTGTTTTTATGAAACTTCCTTCTCCGCAACCTCAAACAGATCTTCTACCTTGCAGCCCAGGACGTCTGCTACAGCCTTGGCGCGCAGGGGATGGACGCTATATTTATTTTTCTCCATTCTGTTGAGGGACATTGGGCCTATACCGGCAGCTTTAGCTACATCAGCTTGTGTGTACCCAAGTTTTCTACGTCGCTCTCTAATAGCGATTGATTTAGCGCGTAAATACAT